TTAATAAGGAATAGATAACAATGCCTCTTTCATATACTAGTTTAACAAGATTATGCAATGAGTTAGATAGTGAACTGGAAGAGGTTTATGCTGAAAATGAAATGTATAAAGATACTATCGAGATGCAACGAAGATTATTATTAGAATCTGCACAGTTGTTGAGCTTATCTAAACTAAAGAATGAACAATTAATTAAACACAGAGGGTTAAACTGATGAACGATGAACAAGAAGAAATACAGGCTAATAAGTTTTTATTTATATTTGTAGTTGGTTTTATTGGTCTTTGCTTGGTATGGCATGGTGTTGGTTGGGTTTATGATTTGGTGGTTGGTTATGTGTAAGTCAATAATGGATTACAAAGTTAGAATTGTAGTTGTGTTTTTAGTTTTAGCTTTGGTGCTGGCTATATCTGCTGATACTGTGATGAGTATGTATTGAAAATTATTTTATTAAATTTAAAAGAGGCAAGAATGAGATTATTAATAGAGAGGTGTGATTTGGGTGATTGTGTAGTTAGTCGAATTAGCTATAATTTATTTAAATGCATGGGTTTGGAATTGCCAGATTTAGACAATCAAATAAACATTAGTTGTATACCTAAAGGAATATATCAGGCAGAGAAGCATTTCAGTGCTCGTAATGGTGACTGTGTGTCAATTCTAAACGTTAAAGGGCGCACTAGCATACAGATGCACTCTGCTAACTGGTTACATCAAATAAAAGGTTGTGTAGCTGTTGGTGATTCGTTAAAGAATAGTAGCAAAGGAATGATGGTAACTAGTAGTAAGAACACAATGAAAATATTGTTAGATGCTTTGCCGTCTAAATTTGAAATTGAAATAAGATAAGGAAATAACATGACAGCATTTGAGCAAGGTAAAGAAGCTAGAAAGGATGGTAAGAGTAAACATTTCAATCCGTATAGAAACAAGGGTGAACCAGGTGACTATACGGATTGGTTAAAGGGTTGGAACTCATAACTAAAGGCGCTAATTAAAGCGCCTTTTTATTTAAACTTCATACCACCCTGACAGCTCAATAATACCTGCTGCGTTAAATTTACCATCATTATACTTTGATAGTGTTCCTGACATATCTGTTATAACTACCGCGTCACTAGATGAATTATAATTAGCTTGAAACGTATCTGTAGATAAAAAAGTCATGCCCGTAGTTGTTCTGATGTTTAACTGTACGTTACCAGCCCTTCCAGACATTGTGCGAGGAAAGTTTACAACTGTTAGCGTGTTGTTATCTAAAGTTAACGCGCTATAATCAAGTTTTATTTTCCAGCTTAAAATTCCGTTAGCTATATTAAATTGTGCAACAGTTCCATCATCTGTGTAAGTTCCGTTATTCATAACAGGCAGTACAGGGAATAAAGACCAATCACGCTCATAATATAAACCGCTTGGTAGTTTAATTGCACTAGCAGCGTCAACTGTAAAATTTGCCCCTCCATCAGTAGAGCCATTTAACTCGATGTGACCACCGTTATTACTGACAACCTCGCCTTTAAAATTACCATTTTCTAATGTTATAAAGCCACCATTAGCGAGCATGTCACTTACTGTGTTATCACCTACCTCTGATGTATTTGAAGAGATAGATCCAGCATCTCGTGCATCTATACCATTTGTTTCATTGCCGCCAGCATAAGAGCCTGAGTTAAAAACAACGCGGCCCCCACCGATGACAAATACACCTTGCTCTAAATTACCAGCAGATATTGAGCTTGCAGCATTATAGGTGCCGCCAGCTTCCGCCTCTATGCCGCTTGCGCCATTACCGTTTGAGCTTGAGAACTTGGAATTAACAAAGCCACAACCAGCAGCTTGAGCGCCTCGCCAACCATTTGAGCATGTTGAAAATCCATTGGTAGCAACTGAGCCACCAATACATTGTAGTCCGTTATTGGGCCATTCAACTACGCCCACACGGTTTAAAAATACCGAACCTGTAAACACTGCCCTTGATTGTGTTGAGCTTGTTTCGCTGGTATTAGATTGATCGCCAACCAATAAGCCATCATCAGGACCGTCACCAGTAGCATCAACAGAGATATCAAACGAACCAGCTATAACAATATCTTTAATAGTGTTTAAATCGCAATTGTAAATAGCTAAGCCTCGACTACCATTAGCCCACTTTAAAATAGATTTTAACGGGCGCATTGTTCCTGCTGTTATTGTCATTGTAGGAAATGAGCTTTGCTGGTGTGTATGTTTAAAAGTTACTGTTCCTGCTGTTTTAGCTGTAATCTTCCAACACCCTGCGATCTCTTTAAATCTACCAGTACCCGTCAATCCTGAAATGTTAGATAATAAATAATTACCAACCTCGACGTTTGATGTGTCTGTGATGTTCAATGTAACTAAATAATTACCAGCAGAACCAGTAACCCCAACAAATCCAGTTGCGCTTATGTTTGCAGTCTCAACGCCTTTAACGTCCATTTTTGTTGCGGATTCGTTATTTATATCAATAAAATCAGTAAGGTTAATTTCTAAACCCCCAACAACGAAAGAAACAAACCCATGAACGGTTATATTATTAATGTATTTGAGTATTGTTTGCGCGTTAGTTTGAGTTAATGAGCAAGTTACGCTATCGTTAATTATTACACTTGCTGCGCCTCCGTTTATAGCGGCAACAAGGTATAGCTCTATATCACCAGACACAAAACCAAGAGATTTAAGATCGACATTGTCACCAATTAAAGTCCACTGATTACCATTACCATCATTAAGTAGTGTGCTATCTAAGTCGATAGGGTTTTGACTGACAGGCTGTGCGGTTACTCCGTTTTGTACCCAATGACCAGCTCCACCATCTCCGCTAGTTAAGTAACCTTTAGTTCTAAAATTTGTATTGGGTGCATATACTGCAACACTCCCAATTAAATCGAATGTAGTTAGTTGGTCTGCGAATGCTTCTGAAGTATCAGCAGCCGCAACAGCATCAGCAAGTATGCTTTGCATCTCAAGTATTACGGGGTCTGTTACAGGTACGGCAGCGTTTAACAATTCAGGTATTGTAGTTGCTGTTGAATCTTGGTTAACAATAACCGTGGCTATAAATCTTTCTGTGAACCTTGTCGTGTAATCAATTCTAATTTGCCCGTACTCTACATCAATAGAGTAAAAACCATTAGGCGGAATTATTAAATCAATCTTAGTTGTAGCTATTGTTTCGCCAGTATTAGTAAGATGTGTAAATGTCATTATTGCGCCAACATCTATTTCACCTAGTGTGTCAACCAATGTACCTTGTAAGTGTATGCTAGCCATTATTTATTTCCTATAAAGTCCGTTAACGTAAGGGAGGTTTACTACCTTTTTTATTTCTTCTATTAAATTTATTTCTTTTTTGTTGTTAGCATTCTTTTTTATATTTTCTATGTCGCTGTTAATTTTCGTCAGCTCTTTGCTGTGGTCTACAGATTTGTTTTTGCCACTTAATAAATCAATGCGAACATTTAATTTTTTAATGTCTTCACTGTAATCAGTTTGTTTAACAGGCTTTTTACTCTTTAATAATTTTAACTCCTGCTCTAAAAGTTCATGTTTTTTATTTAAGTCACCAAGTATCTTATCTAGGTTTTTATTTGCCTCCTCTAAGAGAGAAATACCTTCTTTGTAATTAACAGGTTTTGGAACTGGCTTATTTTTTAATAAAGCTAACTCTTTCTCTATCCTGTTAAGTTGATCAACTAGTGGTGCTTTCATTGTTAAACCTTATAATTTAATTTTGTTAATTGTAACATATTAAGGATGACTCCCGTTGCCATTAATATATCTAGCGGGAGTATCACCAAAAAATGTAACTGTAGCGCCATTATCAACAACACCACTACCAGCAGCACCACCCGTCACAGCGTTATTTGCTCCAGCATTACCCCAACCTGAGCCAGTACCGTCAATTTCACCGTTAGAGCCTGCGCTTTCTCCAGCCCCACCAATGCCAGGAGTTCTGCCGTCGCCACCGTTACCGCCATTACCTAAGTCACCCACTATAACGTGAGTAAAGCCACCATCACCACCAGAAGGGGCACGAATATAGCCGTCTGCTACTGGGTAGGTTACTGATGTTGTTGCGCCACTAAAGTATATGTCAGTGTCAACGCCTTGAGCATCATAAACAATACCACCGTCAGTCCCGTCTGTTGGCGCTGTTGTGTAGATGTAAACAGGATCAACGAATATAGGTATGTCTCCGTTACCACCATCACCTCCGTTTGCCTGTCCATCGAACCCGTTAACCATAATGATTGTTAGTTTTGAGCCAGTAGCGAAAGCACCAGCTCTAATTGCTGTTGCACCTTGTGAGTATGTACCGTCTAAAATAAAGGTTAAATCTACTGACTGACTAGGAGCGCCAGCAAGTATGTAAAGGTTTACACTGCCTAGTGGTTCGGTTAAAACAATTTCACTACCTGAGTTAAAAGCAGCCTCATACGACATAGTTGTTATATCGTATATTCTACCGTCTTTTTCATAGCGCGGATTTATCTTTAATATTTGTGCTCGTATATTTCCAGAGGGTAAACCGTCAGGAGCTTGATCAACTGATGTAACCAAGTCTACAACGTCACCAGTTTTAAATGTTAATACTCTCTCTTCAGTCTTGAACGGACGAATAAAAGGTGTAAATTTAAATCTGCTTACATAGCGTTGCGTCAATAAATTGGCTGCATCTTCAGTTAGTAAAAAGTTATTATCAAATTGCTTATCTTTATGTTTAGAGAATAAAGCGTCACTAATCAAAGTATTATCAGCGAATTGACTAGCCTTTTTATAACTTGGTGTATCATCACTAAATGACAAATCTCTTTTATCATAAACGACTAACGCCCTTGATGCTCTAATGGATTCTTTAGGAGTTTTGTTTATAGTGTAGGCGTTTATTTCCTTGCCTTCAGTGAGCGTAGCTGTTGATTCTTTCCATACACTTATCGCTGATAATTTAACTAGGTTATCAGTAGTAGAAAACCACAAGTCCATAAGAAAGCCGGTAAGTATTCTATTAAGTACCGTGTTAACGCTTTCTGACTCAGTGTGTAGCGTATTTATTACGTCTGAAGCGTGCCACTCAGCCCACTCTGCGGCCCATTCTACGACAGGAATTAAAGAGGCATCAAGGTCGCTATCAGTTAATATTCTAGCTAATAATAAATCGCCTGTTTCATCGTCAGATAAATCACATATAAAAACTTCATCACCAGCACTATGGCTACTTGCTGAAGTCTCAGTTAGCAACACAGCAGATACAGGCGCGAATAAATCACCACCTCTAGTAGTGACATTTAATGTTGCAGTAGGTGTTAAATTATTTGATACACTTACTATTTGTGATATTTCATCACCATATCTAACAAACACAGCGCTTGAGTAATCTGTATCGCCATCAACAGGAATAGCGGTCACTGAATCATTTACATCTAAGCGAAGAACACCACCCGTATTTATGGGCCAT